GCTATCTTGCTCACACTTTCTCCAAGATATTGTGTCAGTGTTCCTGATCCATAAAAAGTTCTTATGCCGTCCTCAAAATCTTTGGCATTTACATAATGAATTTTTTCTTTTTTTACTTTGGCTGCTTTTTTCTTAATTTCTTCTTTGTTTTCATCAAGAATTTCGTCTGATGAGTTTTGATTTTTTGGTTTACGTCCTCGTTTTTTTTTCATATAATTTTATATTTTGTTATTTTTGTTTCTATTTCTTCTTTGTTATAAATTTCCATTCGTTTATCAAAATGTTTTTTTCCGTAATATAATTGATCGGCTAAATCTATAAGCATTAGTTTTTGTTTGTTGGGATGTAATCTTAACCCACGACCGATGCTTTGCAATAGACGAATTTTAGCTTTTCCTGCGTTTGCTAAAATAATATTATGCAAATTTCGAATATCTACTCCAGTTGCAAAAATACTGCTTATAGCAATGCATATGACATCATTTTTTGATTCCATAAGCTTTCTGATTTCATTTCTGGATTCAACATCTACGTTTCCTCGTATAAAAAATACTTTTTTGTTCTCACATGTTCTTTCTAAAATGTTTTCCAATTCTAATCCATGTTGAATTCTATCAATAAGAACCAGAGTGTTATTTTGTAAATTACAACTTAGTGTGCTTATTATTTTATTTCTAGAATTGTTTTCAACAAGAAATTGATATTCTTGCCGATAACGCTTCAAATCGTCTGGAGGAAGCCATTCTGGTTCATTTTCATAGTTTAATTCAATCACATTACAGATTGCTGAAGACAAATATTCTTTCAAATCAACAGATGTTTTTTTGTAAATTACTGGGCCGATTTTTCCTTCAATACAAAGTACATTTTCCTTTTCATCTGGTAGGGTTCCGGTAAATCCAAAACGAATAGATGCGTCCATTTTGTCTAAAATTTTATTTATTTTGTTTCCTCTTTTATATTTGTGAGCTTCATCCATCAATATGGCATCACAATCATCTATTTTCTCTGTTCCTCTGGCATTAAGAACACCCATATTAGCAATAACAATTTCACAATCACCATCAAAATCATGTTCTCCTGTATATTTTTTAACATAATTCTTAACTCCACTTTTTTCAAATTCATCATAAACCTGTTCCACAAGTCCCAAATCCGGTTCAATCACCAATATTTTTTTTGCTATTTTGTTTTTAATTAAATTATGACAAATAACAGCCATGCCATAAGTTTTTCCACCTCCTGTTGCCACTTCAAATATTCCTCGACCAAATTTGAATGCCTTTTCACACATTTCTTTTTGATAGTCCCGGGGTTCATAATGTAAATATTCAATTTCTATATCAGATTGAATTGGATTAGTTTTTTTTAATAATTCTTTATCCACACAAATATCATCCAAGCCAAGAACTTCTTTCATATACTTGTAAATGGGAAAGAAAAGACCTATATCAAATCTGCCAGAAGGAGTTATAGAATAAAAACGATCCGCAACAAAATATCCTTTTCGGCGCATATGTCTTGCATTTTTATTTTCACATGAAAAATGATTTCGAATCATCCTTATATGAGGAGATTCTATCATTCCAAATCTTTTGGATTTTTCCAAGAATATGGTATTCAATTTGTTTCGAGTTTGATTAGTTCCACCAAGTTTTTAATGTCATAGCTTGCAGAACTTAAAATTTTTTCAGATTTTTCACAAATCTCAAGAATCACTTCACAATTTCTAATTTTAGAATCTATGTCAACTATGGTTTCATGATCTGATGCCAGTTTTTCTGCGGCAGGAACAGACAATCTGATAGCAGATTCTTTGTTGATTTCATCCACAATAGTTCGAATTGTTCGTTTGCGTTCTGTATACAAATTGCCAAGTTGCATTTTGGTGTGTATGAAAATGGTGGCATAACGATGTTTAATGCTGGGAAGCATTAATTGTTTTTCTTTCAAATTCAATTCATCAAATTGTAAAAATTGTTTTATTTCTTCTAATAGTTTTTCAGGGTCCATTATTCATAAATAGTTTATATGAGTCTTTTTTCAAATATTTTTGTTAAAATGCTGTCCGAAGATAATGTCTCCGGAACAGGTGGTGTGTTTGGATTAGGTCCAAGCATAGGAGGAATTTTTAATCCTCCTGGAACTATTTCCAGTGGAGACAGATATGCACCAGGAGATGCCAGAATTCCTTTTGCATTTGGAGCAACTGAAATTTCAAAAAAAGGTAAAAAGAAAAAGAAAAAAAGAAATATTTTGATACAAAGACGGGGAATGTAATTCATGAGTGATCATGGTCACTGGATTTGTGAAAAATTTGAACCTGAGAGTTTTGGGTTCATTTATTTGATCACCAATATAAAAAATAATAGAAAATATATTGGAAAGAAACAGTTGCAATTTAAAAAAAGCAGAAGATTAAAAAGCCGTAAAAATAGGAAAGTATCATATTCTGAAAGTGATTGGAAAACTTACACTGGAAGTTGCAGGGAATTAAATGAAGATATAGAAAAATATGGTAAAGAAAATTTTACTTTTGAAATTTTAAGGTTTTGCAAAAGCAAATGGGAGCTTGGATATGAAGAGATAAAGTTGCAAATTGAAAACGAAGTGATAAAAAATAAGCAATACTACAATGGAATACTTAACTGCAGACTTGGAAAACCCCGGGAATACTGGTTCCAAAATGAAAAAGAAGGATAATATTGTTTTTATTGATTTCTGGGATGCTTTTTCAAATCGTATTGAAAAAAGGATTTTGGATTCATGTCACAATTTAAAATTATTGGAAAAGCCTTTGAATAAAAACAAGGATGCAAAAAATATACTTGTTTATCATCTGGCCAATCTACTTCTTTCCAATTTTGTAATCAAACGTCAGAAAGAGGATATTGCTTTCATATTGTCTGAAAAAATGAATGAAGATTTAGAACTCACAGAATACTTTGAAGATGTTGAAATATATAAAATATGTTTTAATATTCTTAAAAAATTTGAAAAATATCTTAATTATACTCTTATAGAATATGAAGGAACGTTTGAAGATTTTGGTAAATTGATATTTTCCGACAAGTTGTTTTATAAAAAAATTGCTTCCAAAATTATAAATTCCATATTGGCACAAAGTAGTAAAAATTTCAGCATGAAAGACATACAAAAAATTCTTAAACAGTATAATCTATCTAATTCTGTCTTAAAACGCAATTATACTATGAAATTAGAGTAAATAATCTTATATGTCTCGATTTCAAAACCTTTTAGAACAAGAATATCTAAAATTAGATATTAAAGAATATGAATTAAACGATTTACAAAAAAATGTTGTAAATCAAATGACTTCTTCTGGAAACGCAAATTACGATGGTATTGAAAAAATGAATGCAATTATCAGCTATGATATAGATGGAAAGAAAGGAAAAATGAAAATTGATCCTTCTGGAAAAATATCAAAACAATCTGAAAAATCAGAAGGTGAAGATGAAGAAAACTCTCAAGAAAGTAACGCATCAATGAACGACGATGATTTGGGTGTTGTAAAAAAATTGATGAGTAATCAAGACAAAAAAGTTGTGGATACTGCTGTAAAAGGAACTGTGAAAGCTTTCGTTGGAAAATTAAATAAAATTAATCAAACTTTAAGTAAAATTTAATGAAATTTAATAATATTTTAAAAAAGAAATATTCTCTTCTAAATGAAGCGCCGCCTGCAGATTTAGATTCCATAGAAGATGTACCAGAAGCAGAAACACCACCAGAACAATCAACTGAAGAACCAACTGAAGAAACACCTAATTTAAATACCCAAGGTGTTCAGTATCTGGTTGATCTGATTCGCAAAGCTCTTTTGATCGATAAATTAGATGATCGTGAAAAAGCAGATTTGATTAATTTAACAATTGATGCAAATAATGCATTCAATAATTTAGAAAATAAAATTTTACCTATACTTAATAAATATATTCCTGAGACTACTGCTTGAAATTACGCTTTTACATGTAATATAAATATATGGCCAAACCTATTAAGTTTGTTGCAGCCGGTGATGTGCACGGAGACGAGTCGAACCCAGTTGCATTAAAATGTTTATTTAATTTTATGCGAGATTATAAACCAGATCTCACGGTTTGTATCGGTGACGTTTGGGATTTTCGTGCCATTCGAAAAAATGCAAGTGCGGACTACGAGCAAAGTCAAAGCATGTCAGAAGATTGGGATGCTGGTAAAGATTTTTTTAAAAAGTTTTTTTCATTTGGTCAAGAACGTGTGTTTTTACGAGGAAACCACGATGAAAGAATTTATGATCTTTTAAGCAACGCAGCAAGTGGCTTGAAGCGAGATTATGCAGCACAAGGAACAGATGAAATAGGAGAACTTGTTAAAAAACATAGAGTACAAATGTTTCCCTACGATTCAAAACAAGGTGTGTACAGATGTGGATCCCTTTCATTTGTTCATGGTTATGGTCACAATATGCATGGTTCCAAACAACATGCAGACACATACGGAAATGTTTTATTTGGACACACACACGCAATCGATTATTTCCGAAGTGTGAGTATTGATGTTCGAGAATGCTGGAATATTGGATGTCTTAGCAGTTTAAATCCTAGCTACAATAGAAATCAAATGCGCCGCTTGAGATGGCAGCATGGTTGGGCTTTTGGTCTTATTCACAGCGACGGATCTCACGAAGTTTATCAAGCAAAAGAGCGTAATCGAAAATATATAATACCTACAAATATAAAAGTATATAGTTGACAATTGTTTTGTGCCTATTATCATGGGTAGATGAACACTAAAAAATTTAGAATAAAAAATCTTGAAAGAGATGATTGGGCAAAATTTCTTTTTCAAGAAATGAGAAAAGATGAAAAGCGTCCCAAAGGACCTGGGTGGTTAACTATATACGAAATTCAAAATGCTTCGAATAAATCAGTACACATGGTTCGTGGTGTAATCACAGAATTGATTCACAAAAAAGAATGTGAAATATTTACTGGTAATATAAGATCTAAAAACGGATATATCCAAAAAGCTGTATGGTATCGTTTGAAAAACGATACTTGGAAAAACTTTTTTGTAAATAATATTTATAAAATAAAAAGACAAAGAATTCCTATTGGTAAAAATTGGTTTACGGTTGGTGAATTGATAGAAAAAACAGGTTTGGGCAGACAAAAAATTCTAAGACTTATTAGAGAAAACAAATTGAATAAACAGATCGAAATTTTCGATGGATACAAATATGATAGCAAAAGAAAATTTCTAATCCGTAAAATATGGTATAAATTATGTCCAAATGGATTGAACAATTAGAAGCTATAATAAAGAAAAAAGAGTTAAGACCAACTGGTAATTGGAAAACCAGATTGGAAATTATGGACATTATTAAATGTAGTGGAGAAAATTCTATTAAATTTTTAAGATGGTGCGAAAAAACAAAAAAAATTAAAAAAAATGTAGGCACATCCCTAACATGTAGCAAGGCTATCACCAGTAAAATTTTTTATAAACCAATTAAAAAAAATTGGAAAAATATCTATCATGATTATGTTAAAAGTCGTCAAAAACTTCCTGAAGGTAAAAACTGGAAAACAATCACTCAGCTTTGTAGAGATTTAAAAGTTAATCAAGACTCGGCTCGACGTGCTTTATCTATTTTGAATAAAAACAAAAAAATAGAAATTTTTAAAGGTAATATGGTCCATCAAAATGGACAAATATGTTATATCAATTTTTATCGTCTTAAAGAATAGTTTCCAAAACACGCAAAACTACTTTTTTACGAATATCTGGACCTTGTAGACCCTTTAAAAAGGTCAAAAACTCGTTTAAAACCTTCTCTGGATCGTTTTTAACCACAGTTGGCATACTGGCAGCCGGATTCAGTGTGCTGTTGGCTTGAGGTCCAAGACCTAAATTCTCACAATAAAGATCACCTAATTTCTTAAGATCGCTGCTCATTCCCATCTAAATACTTAGTAAATCATGATATCTTTTAAAAATATAAAAAGTATTTTAAACGAAAAACTAGTTTTGAAAAAAAGACCGGGTCCTGAAGGAAAAACTATTTTTATAGCAAGTAGCGATCTTGAGAATCCTAAAGAAGCAGGTAATGATACTTATAAAAATAAAGACTTTATCAAAACTTTAGGATTTAAATGGAATGCATTGGAGCGTCGTTGGGAAACATCTCCTTTAGACGACACTCAATCTAATGATTTTGTAAAAAATACAATTACTAAATTGAATGAATTTAATAAAGATGAATCTTCCGACACAACCGTTTCTGAATTTGGTGGTGAAAATTTGGAGGATCGATTCAAAAAATTTGTGGAACTTTTAAAAAGCGGTGTTCTAAATGTTAAAAATAGCAAAGAATATCAAGAATATGTTCAATTTCAAAAACGTTTTAGGAACTATTCTTTCAACAATCAAATTCTTATCTTTCTTCAAAGAAGAAATGCGTCTAGGGTAGGCGGAAAGAATATGTGGTTTCGTCAGTTTGGTCGGAAAATTAAACCAGGAGAAAAATCCATTCGGATTTATGCACCAATTATGGTGAAACAAAAAGACGCAGATGTAACAGTAGGAGTAGACCCAACTACTGGTGAATCTTCAAAAATCATGCGTTTTCGTTTGGTTCCTGTATTTGATATTTCTCAAACTGAACCTATTCCTGGAAGAGAAAAGGAAATACCAGAAGAAATACAATGGTTCGATGATGCTCCTTTGGATGATCGCATGAGAACCATATTCGAAGCGGTAAAACAATATGCCAAAGACAATAATATTGTTGTGGATATAAAAAGCGAAGATGCGTTGGGCGGTGCTCGAGGTGTTAGTAAAGGTGGAACAATTGAACTTGTTAGTGAAAGTCTTAGCACATTAGTTCATGAAGTTGCGCATGAAATACTGCATCAAAAAGATCGAGATAAAGTTCCTGAAAGAAAAATACGAGAACTTCAGGCAGAAGGTGTAGCTAATTTTGTTTTGAGTGAATATGATATTCCTGCCCCTCACACCGAAAAATATTTGGCTCTTTGGCAAATTGACCCAGATCATATAACCAACAATTTTAATGTTATCAAAGACACTGCAAAAATTCTTATAGAATATATAAATAACTATGTGGAGCAAAAAAACACAAACATATGAAAAACATTAATGTAGAATATGATATGGATGAAAATGATCTGAATATTATCTTAAAAGATATAGTCAAAGAACACAAGAAAAAGCCCTCTCTTGCATATATTTTTGAAAATTACAATCAATTGCTTTCAGTATTCAAACCGAATGTTATAAAAAGAACCCTGGACTCTATTTCAGAAGATTACAAATATGCTCCAAATGAAGGCGAAGAATCAAACACAACTTTATCTATGAGTTCCAAAACTTACTTGGATAAAGCAAAAGAATCAATAAAAAATTTAGAAAAAAATAACCAGGAAAAAGCAAAAATAATAGATGCTCAACCTGATTTAACTCCGCTAATACTTCGAACAAGAGAGCTATTTCCTTACCAATTTAGATCAGATGCAGAAGTAATACAATTTATTAGAAAAAATGTTAGTTCTGACAATAAGAACAATCAATTTGAAGATGAACCATATGATATTGAAAGCGATCCAGAAAGCATGAAAGAAGAAACTAGTTTTGCAAATTCTTATAACAGATTAATGAACAATTTAAACGAAGCACATGTTCCAGAAGGTGATGATGAAGGACGTATGATAGAATATCAATTGCGCACAATTCGAGATGAAATTGATGAATTGCTTCCCATGATTCAACCCAATGATCAATTTGAAGGATGGGTTCAAAGCAAGGTTACTTTAGCAAAAGATTATGTTTCTGCTGTTAAAGATTATCTGAAACAACATTACGCCGAATATCATAACGATGATCGTAGTGATGATGGTGATCAAGGTAGCCATGACATGAGCGATGATGCTGAAGCTCTTGCCAGTGCAGGTTTTGGAACAGATGAAGATTATGGTTACTATGGTGGAAACGAAGACAACGAGGAAGTTAAAGAAGGTGTAATTATGGAAAAGAAAGGTGCTCGTTGTACCAAGGTTACTGGTCAAACACAATCCACACGCAGTGATAAAAAATATATGCGCTGTGCCAAAGTTGATGGAAAATTAAAACGAGTTCATTATGGAGATCCTAAACTAAGAATTAAAAAGTCTAATCCTAAAAAACGTCGTTCATTTCGGGCACGTCATAAATGTTCCACTGCAAAACCCGGTACAGCCAAATACTTTAGTTGTAAAAACTGGATTTTTCCTTTTGTATCGGCTCTTTTACCTCTAGTATACGGTATCCATACGCTTGCTTAGATTTACCTGTTTCAGTTTTTCTTAAATTAGCATAATCAATTTTTTTTGTTTTACAATATACTACTAATTTATTGGTTACAATTACGTTACCATTTGGTTCTTGCACAGTATATGTTTTAGAAGTTTTAGCTGCTTTTAAATTATTTTTCTTTCTTAAATTGTGTAAATGATCTTTTGTAAAATTTAGCATACAAAGATTGGTAATAATTATTTAGTTATTTATGATAAATAATACAAATGAACTTCAACGATCTAGTAAGTCAGCTTCTTGAAGAAGCCACCAAGAAAAAAGCTAAACGAGATGCTTGTTATCAAAAAGTAAAACGTCGCTATAAGGTTTGGCCCAGTGCTTATGCCAGTGGTGCATTATCCCGTTGCAGAAAAGTAGGGGCGGCTAATTGGGGTAATAAAAGTAAAAAGAAATGACCACTTTGTTTGATAATCGAATACTTGAGATCATAAAAGAAGAATCTCTTCGAGACTGGTTTGGTCACAACAAAGGCAAAGGATGGATAGACTGCAAAACCGGAAAGCCTTGTGGTCGTCAAAAAGGTGAAAAACGTAAAGGGTATCCGGCTTGTCGTCCAACAAAAAGTGCGTGTAATAGTCGTAAACGTCATAAAAAAAGCAGCAAGCGTATCAGTTGGAAAAAAGGCGCATCTGCCAAATAGTTAAATATCTTTATGAAAAAAGGTATTTGCAAACTGGCTCCAAATGAGGTGCATAAAGGTGACAAGATCAAGAATACCAATCCAGAATGCAAACACTACAAAAGCAAAGGTGTTATCACCAAAGTTAGTAAAATAAAAGGCAAAAAAGGAAACGTTGTTGGAAACAAAGTTGAATACAAAGCCAACAACGATGGCAAACACTGGAAAAAAGGAGACAAATTGGAAAAAACAGAAATACAATTGAATAAAGAAAGTTTCAAACCATTTCGTTTCTTTTTTGAAAAGTTTTGTCCAAAAACAGTAGGATTGATTGAAAAAGTTTACATTGATGGTTTGGGTAATGTGGATGCCAAAATAGACAGCGGCAATGACAGCAACAATGTGCTTTGTGGAGTAAACAGTGAAATTATTGAAGAAAATGGACACAAATATGCAAAATTCACAAGCGTAAACGACATAGAATTGACCAGACCCTTGTTGGATACTGTCAGCATACACATTGGGGCGGGTGAGCAGGAAAAACGTCCCCTAGTGGCATTGGACATCGTTTTTGGGGGTGTATTACACAAGATGGTTCCTTTCAGCATAGGAGATCGAACACAAAACGATCAACCTGTTCTTATTGGAAAAAAGTTTCTGTCTCAATTGGGTATTGTTATTGATGTGAATAAAAAGTATGTTCTGCCTGCTTATGATGAAAAGGCAGGGCAGTTTAGTGAGAAACCAGCACTTAACTATGTGCAAAATCCTCCATCACAGGTTGGAGGTGGCAATACTGTTGGTCGAGATGTGGCTTAACGTCGATATCCCATAAGTTCCAAACAAAGATCCAGATTGTCGTGGTCTATCCTGTCTAAAACATGACTAGGTGCAAATCTTGGTTCAGTATCAAATCTCAATCCAGTTTCTTCTCCTGTATTTAAAATATCATCAACAAAATCCATAGCACCAAATTTCTTTAAAAATTTATAATAAGGATCTTTTTCAAAATCGGTTTCAATCAGAACACTATGATGACAAAATACATGCGCAACCATTGTTAATGTCCGAAAACAACTAACACTAGATGGTGGATTGACCAACTGTGCATTTATAATGATATGCACATTAATATTTACTAAATATTATTATGAAATTTGAAAATAGCATTTTGCAAACAATTTCCGAGAAATTGAAACTTCGTCGGATGCGTTTCAAGGTGGATCCAGCCATCAGCAATCTTGAAGATTTTGATGGTAACACCAGTTATGAAGGTTACATTTTAAATGAAAACGAAGGCGTATTGAATATTCTTGTTGTGGATCCAAACAATCAGGTTCGTCAAGCTGCTGTTTTTGCCAAAGGATTAAATGTTCTTTCAAATAATCTTAATGAATTTAAACGGAATCTTATTCGTTTGCTTTTGAACAAGATACCAGAACAAGCCTTGGAACAAATACAAAATTCTCCAACATTTGATGAAGTTGAACTTATAGCAAAACAAAATGGTGCAAATGATGATGATATAAAAAATGCTTATCGAAATTTTCATAACGAATCATCCCTGAATGAACAAGGAATTATTAGCAGGACTGTTGGCAAAACAGCAGATATTGCAAAAGATGTTTTGCTTGGAAAAGAACGCCAACCCGGAGCAAAAGGTTTAACAGGTATTTTCGGTCTTGGATCAAGAATAGGATCTACTCTTAAAAAGCTAGGACCTCAAGGAAAGGGTGATTTTGAGTTTAAACAAAGAGCGAGTATTTTTCACAAGGATCGTCCAAGATCTGGACAAAAGTTTAATATTGATTTCAACAAAGATGGAGTCACACATGCAATTACAGGCACAGTTTCTGGTGATAAAATTTCTG